GTTCCTAAATGCTGGGGCTTGAGGGATTCCGCCTACAGAAAATCCGCCTACAATATTTGCTACAAGTAAAGCCCAAAGCTGTTGGCCTCTTGCAGTCTGTGACAGCCAAAACTGCCAACCATCTTTTATAGGCGGCGGCATCATTGATACCGAAACATCACCAATAGAAGATGATATCTCGATACCAGCAGATACTTTAGAAGCGATGTTGTCTGACAGTGCAGTAACGTGCGCTGTCATTAAATATAATGCTGTTTCACGCTGAACGCCACAAAGCAATATTTCATCTTCATTGAGAATGTACACAATCGCCATATTCCAATACTCCTGAAGTGTGGCGTCCGGGTATTTCAAAACATCCGAATACTCGGCGAACATCGTGCGGAACTTTGTTACGTCGAAAGTGTACGTCATTTCTTATTTTTTCTCTTTTTTCTTTTTTTCTTTCTCAATGGTTTCTTCTGTCAATGGCGCGGAAGAATCGCGTGCTTCCATGTCATTAACAACTTTGCTGATAGGGATATTTTTCTTGTCAATGGTTATAAAGCCATTTTTAATATGAAGGTTAAAGATTTTATCCTGCATCAAAAGCGCTAAGTCTTCGTCCGAAACAGGGGTTACAACGCCACGCGGGGTATGTAGTCCACCTGATTCAGTTTTCTTGATAACGTTACACCCGCCATTAATTTTGATATTTTTAACGGCTGTGCTAACACCAGACTCTTCACGCTTATAAACAGGGTAAACATTCGCGCTAGTCAAAGTAGAATAAATGTAATTCATATTGAAAAATCTCCTTAAAAGTTAAACTCCTGAGGCTCTGTACACTGCCCATGGGCGGCTTAAGTAGACGCCAGCTGTTGCATTCGCGTAAGCTTCACGATATCCGTTCGTAATTCTTTCAACACCAAGCGTTCTGAATTTAACCGGAACAAGCTGGGAGAATGTTTGCCCGCCGTCTGTAGAATCATCTAAAAACTTTTCAGCGAAAAGATAGGCAACACTTGCACCACCGTTAGCACCGTCGAACTCTGGAGCTCCAACGATTCTCATGTTTTTATATGTGTCGCTGATATATTTTCTCACAGAAACGCCTAATCCGTTAGATCCAACGACAGATAGCGCTTGAATAGCTGACAAAGGAAGTACCAAACAAATGTCGTCTTCAAGTGGATCAATATTTCCTTGAGACTGTTTTCTTAATTCGTTTGCGAAAGTCTGGATATCAGTAATTACTTCATAGTATGTTTTGGTAGCCCACTCCGGGGAACCAGAAACGCCATTTGGTACGGTAACATAAGCCGGCAATGTTGGGTCATTTAGCAAACCATAAGTTATGTTCGCGCCGTTGTTGTAACCGAAGAATCCTACATTATTTCTTAAAATTTCCAACTGATTAGCGGCGGATTGACGCTTCATGGCTCCGCTGTCTATCCTAATTTCTGCTGCTGTTTCTTCTTCCTGGATGTTTACTTGTATGCCGTTGTGACCGCGGTAAACAGTACGACTTTCATAAGAAACGTTGTAAGAAGCCTGGGGGAAATTAGAATAATCGCCGTAAGTCTGTGGAGAACCTAGGGTTTCGATTGTAGCAGTAACGATTTCGGCTGTTGAAAATTTTCCGATAGTAACCATCCCAACAATCTCATCAATCTTGCGTACGGAGGTTATAATGCGGATAAAGCCTGGGCGCCATTCTTGAAGAAACTGCGAGGGAACTGTTATGCTAGGGCTTGTGATTGGTGATTGCAGTGAATCCATCCCATTCATGAAAATACCCATGGATGGTAATGCATCCATTGCTTTTTTGCTGGTATGGTCGAAAGTTTTTTTTATCCCAGCAGACAGGCTAGCCATGTCGCGACCCGAAACGGATAATGTCTTGTCTTGTAAGTTTACGCTATTCATCTATTTTTTCCTTGTATAATTAGACAGGTATTTGAGGGGTTGCAGTCAAACGAATCACTGCAAGGGATGCGCCGGTTGTAGCAAACCTATCAACAACCGCATAAGCAGAAGATGCACCTACTGGCAATGCAGAACCTGGGGTTATTGTGCTTAGCTCGCCCGTCACATTGTCATACACCACAAGATCCCCAATTGCTGCAGACGCTGGCAATGAGACAACTATACATCCAAAATTGACAAAATCGGCTGCTTCGTTGTTCGCCAGCGTTAAACTTGGAGCCAAAGGATTACCAAAAACACCACTTAGCTTTGAAGCTTTAGGGTTTGATAAAATTCCGGCAAAAACAGCTGTTCCCGTTGGGTTACCTGCTTGTGCTACGCCCTCGGAAAGAACGGAGAAAGCACGACCAAAAACGTTGTATGATTCGTCTGCGGACAATATGTTAAAAGGTTGCGCGCGGACAGGGCTGTTATCGTATAGCTCGCCCTGAACCCCAAAACCTTGGACTCTATTTACTACCGTTTGAATTCCCATTATTTAGCTCCCGATGCAATGAATGTTTCAATCATGCTTTTATGTTTCCCGTGGGAGTCCATAGAAGCAACCGTGTTTTGGTTAGGCAACCCGCGAGCTAGGAAACCTTTCAATACTGCGTGCTCTTCACCGGCTGAGCAGGTGATACCTAATTTTTTAACGCCGTACTTTGCTACTTCATCAAGTGACTTTTCAGCATGGTCAAAAGTGCCGATATGATGAGAAAGCTCGCTAGCCAAACTGTCGCGCTTAGAAATTTCTTTCATGATTGTTTTAAATGCTGAATTTTTAGATGAAGAATCTAGTGCATTTCTTGAAATCATTTTTTCAAGTTTCTTTAAACGCGCGTCCATTCCTTTTTTCTCTTCGTCTTCGTCCTCTGCTTTTTCTTTATCTTCTTTTTCTTCTTCGTCGGCTGCCGCTTCTTTTTCTTTCTCTTTTTCTTCTTCTTCGGAGTCGGCTACTTCGTCCTCATCTTTTGCCTTTTCTGATTCTTCTACGCTCTCATCTTCGTTTAGATTCTCGTGAACGCTCTCATCAGACTTGACAAGTTTTGCAATAATTTCTTCAAGCTTAGCCATGCGATCCTCTAAAGAGATGTCCGCATCAGAATTTTCAGTTTTTTCATACATAGTTAAAAGCTCCTTATTGTCAAGAGTGAATTTGAATTGGTCTAGCACTGATACATCTTTCCCAGACCTTCCCTCATCTACAAGCGCTAGATGATTGCCGCGTATATTTCTTTGCACATATTGATAAGGCTCGCCGTTAAAAATCCCATCTTCTTTTTCATAGGTGCAACGGTAGCCAATACTCAATTCTTTTTTATTATATTTATCTATCTTGCTTTTCATTCCTTCGGAGAATACTTTGACATTAGCTTTAAGGTATCCGCCGTTTTTGTCGAAGTAAACGGTTTCACCGATAACACCCTCAACCCCTTTGCTTTCTGCTGGCGTTAGCCCTTCCTCTTCGCTACCAAGCATCTCGTGGTCATCAGTCCAAGGTATTAGCTTGAAAGAATTGATACATTCTTCATTTTCCAGTTCTTCTACTGGCCTGTAAACGCTAAAAATCTCATCAGGCGGCAAGTCTCTACTTATCTGTGCGCCGGAGTACGGGAAGACTCCAACCTTTGATATTGGGTTTCCCTTTATCTCTAGCCAGCCATTTAAGTCTGTTTTTCTGTTCGTCTGTTCCATATCGTTAGAAATTGTTTGACTTGTCGCATCCCGTCGTATACTATTGCACCGTAATGCTAAACAAACGGAATACATGGAAAGCAAAAAAAAAGAATTAAAAGGATTCCTAAGACTAAAACAAGTTTTAGAGCTATATCCTATTAGTCGAACTGCTTGGCTTGACGGAGTTAGGACGGGTATATATCCAAAGCCATTGAAACTATCTGAAAGGTGCGTAGCTTGGCGTGTCCTAGATATTGAAATCCTTATTTCAAGCAAAAAATAACATATCACTAATTATACATAGCATTATTAGCACGGCCAACCTTGCACGTCAATAGTTTTCTTTCACTGCTCGTTTCCTCCAAAGTCATAAACCGGCTTCATTGTGCATCTGCAATTTATAGCTTGTCCCGGGATTCCACGCTCTCCCGTTTTTTCCACTATGATAGGTAAATTGTCAAAACTGTACTTGTTGCCATCCATCTCGATATGGTCTTTTCTTGGTGATTGACTGCTTCCGCTATGCACCCATATAAACTCTTCTATGCCGGATCGTTTCATCCTCTCTGCGTTCACATTGTTATAAACTTTGCGCGTTTGATCTAGAGCCATGTTCTTAGCTTTGCGTAGCGTTATACCTTTGAAGTTTTGCAATGCTGGGACTAAGTCTTGCAACCCGTTCCCTGTCGTTATTGATCTGAAAACCTGCTTTTTGACACTAAACAAGTAGTAGCTTTTAATTGATTTTATGAGATCTACGTTCTCACTGACAGATGCTTTAATTATCTCGTGCAAGTCAACCGACTTAGTTTTAGTCCTTAGGTTTATGTCATCGCTAAACTTATTAAGGCTTGAAGTTAGAGAAGATGCGCTAGCCTTTTCTGATCTTTTTACCATACTCTTTGCTAGCTTCTTAGACTTTTCACCAAACAGACTTTCAAAACGAACTGAGAGCTTATTCAATAATATTTTAGCTTTACTAGTAATGCTCGCATCTTCTGCGAAAAATTCACTAGCAACGCCCCCCTCAAACAGGCGTATTATAGATTTTTCAGTCTTCTCAATCATCCCAAGCACAAGCTTTTTAATGTCGCGAACATATTTTGCCTGATCGCTCGCGTTATAAGACAAGCGAACGCCCTGCATTCTATTCGTCAAGACTGTTTTTCTTTTTTTGCTTGCCATTTTGTTCAGCTA